ACTTTGAACGACCATTTCATAGTGAAATTGGTAGTCCTATTAGACGTTTACTGTTCGAGCCAGCAACTCCTCTACTTGCAGCTTCCCTAAAACAGGCTATTATTAATACTATTAATAACTTCGAGCCAAGAGTAGAGCTAATTAATGTAATAGTTAGCGTAGATGAAGATTCTTATTCAGTTGGAGTTTCTATAGAATTTCAAGTTATTAATACAACAAGACCACTAACTCTTGACCTAACGCTAGAGAGAACACGATAAAATGGCAAATAAAAGAATCACCGTAACAGAGTTAGACTTTGATGGTATCAAAGGAAACTTAAAGAATTTTTTAAAAGGACAGACAGAATTTCAAGATTACGATTTTGAAGGTTCTGCTATGTCAGTTTTAATAGATGTTTTAGCATACAACACGCATTATAATGCTTTGTACAATAACATGTCTATTAATGAGATGTTTCTTGATTCTGCTAGAAAACGTAACAGTGTAGTTTCTATTTCTAAGATGCTTGGTTATTCTCCAAGATCAGCAACATGTTCTCAAGCAACAGTCAATATAGTAGTTTCTGGTGGAACTTCTTCTCCTGGAAATTTATCGTTACCTTCATATAGTCCATTCACAAGTAGTATAAATGGAAAGACATATACTTTCTATACACAGGGAACTATAACTGTGAATAGAGTAGCCAATTCATACACATTTGCTGATGTTTCTATCATTGAAGGTACTCCTCTTTCTTATCAATATAATGTTTCTGCTGGAACACGTTATGTTATACCAAACCTTGGTATTGATCTTGCTACATTAAAGGTTAGAGTACAAGAAAATTCTTCTTCCAACGTCTATGAGACATGGTATAAAGCAGGAGAACTTGTAGATATTGATAATAGCACTCTTGCATATTGGACGAAAGAAATTGATGATGGTTTATATGAACTAACATTCGGAGATGATAATCTTGGTAAAGCACTAGAAGCTGGTAACGTAGTTCACTTAGATTATTTTGTATCTAGTTTAGAAGCACCAAATGGTGCACGATCATTCACATATAATGGATCAACTTTAATTTCTGGTGCTACTGTTGCTATTACAACAAACGATCCTGCCAATAATGGTGCTGATCGTGAAGACACAGAAAGTATTCGTTTTAATGCGCCAAGATCATATGCAGCACAAAATCGTGCAGTAACTCCAGATGACTACAAAGCATTGATTTATTCTGCTGTTCCAGAAGCACAATCAGTAACAGTTTGGGGTGGTGAGGATAATGATCCTCCAGTATATGGCAAAACATACATTTGTGTTAAACCTAGAAATGCTAGTAAGTTAACATCAATCCAAAAGGCTAATATTATTAGTACGGTTTTGGGCAAACGTGGTGTTGTTTCAGTTATACCAGAAATTGTAGATCCAGAATATATTAATATTGCTTTACATGTAACTGTTTATTATAACGAACAAACAACAACAAAAACATCAGATGAAATTGCTAGTCGAGTTAGAACAGCAGTCATGGAATATAATAATACAGATCTCCAAACTTTCGATGGTGTTTTTAGATTCTCTAAATTGAGTAAACTTATAGATGAAACAGATACATCTATCGTAAATAATATTACAACTGTTCTTCTTCGTAGACAACTAACTCCAAGATATAATGTACGTGCTCAGTATATTCTTAATATGATTAACCCTATTTTGAGTACTGGGCTTCCAGAAAATGCTTTTAGTAGTACTGGTTTTTATATTTCTGGTTCGGATCAAATTCACTATCTTGACGATGATGGTGTTAAATATGTTCGTCTTTGGAGATATGGCGATAATGGTATTAAAATTATTGTAGACAATCAATTGGGAACTATTGATTATGCCAAAGGATATGTTGATATACGCAATCTAAATATTGTTGCACTAGCAGATATTGATTTAGAAATTTCAATTCGTCCGCTATCCAATGATGTAGTTTCAGCACTTACACAAATTGCAGAAATTGCAACTGACCACTTATACATAACAGCTATTGCGGATAAAACTGCTTCTGGGGATTTACGTGGTGGTTATAACTATACATTCGCTTCAAGTAGATCATAATTAGTTAATAAAATGGCAATCACAAAACCGCAGTTAAAGTCGCTGGTCAAATCCCAGCTACCAGAATTCGTAAGAGAAGAGTACGACACATTCGTACAATTCCTACAAGCATATTATGAATTTCTTGAAACGACTCAGGTAAATTTAAATACGACACGTGATTTAGATAACACATTAGAAAGTTTTGTTAGTTATTTTAAAAATGAGTTAGCTGCTAAACTTCCTTATTCTACTATAGATGAGAGATTTTTATTACAACATATTAAAGATCATTATCGTGCTAAAGGTTCTGAGAACTCATTTAAACTTTTATTCAGGATTCTTTTCAATAAGGAAGTTACACTAGACTATCCATCGAAACAGATGCTACGTGCATCAGATGGTAAATGGAATCAAGATGTATCAGTATTCGTTAGAATCATTCAAGGAAACCCAAACGATATCGTCGGTAAACTTGTTGATGTTGTAACAACTACTAAAATCATTCGTGTCTTAGTTGATCGTCGTCAGTATGTTGAGGTAGAAGTAGATCGTGCAATTCGAATCTCTGATGATGTTTATGAGTTTATCATAGATCGTCGTTTCTTCGGTAATATTTCTGTCGGTGATAGATTACGTTATCGAGATGATGCCAATGGCATTTTCTTTAATGGTACGATCTTAACTACAACAGCTAGCCTTATAATTCAACAACCTGGAACTGGATTTAAAGTAGGTGATTTATATAATGTTAAAAACTTTGATGGTTATGGATCTATATTAAAAGTTTCAGGTGTAACATCAACAGGTGGTATGGCATCTGCTGTTTTTATTAAATATGGTATTGGATATACCACTGACTTTACTACTACAATTTCTTCTACAAGTGGTCAGGATGTAGCTGGTACTGCAGGAACAATTATTCAGCGTGTAGATTCTATAGTTGGTGGGGTTAATACATTAAGTACATTAACCATATCAGAAGGTATGGATGGCTTCTCTGAGAGTGGAACATTCAGTGTGGCAGACTATAACCAACAGGTACCAGCAGATTCTAACTATGCGACTGGACCAGCAATAGATGGAACTTATGCTGGTCTTGTTGTTCGTGAATTTGGTATTAGTTCTGTAGATTCTCAAGCATCTACAACTGAACCAGCTATTCTTAAAGTTACTCTTGGACCACTTGCAAAATATCCAGGTTATTATATTAATAATGATGGATTCTTGGATGATGCAATTTATATCCAAGATAGTCGTTACTATCAATCATACTCTTATGTTATTAAGATTGATGAAGCATTAGACAGTTACAAAACCGCTGTTAAGAATTTAATTCACCCCGCTGGTATGGCAATTTTCGGTGAATATGATATTCGAAATGAATTTAATGTCGGTATTACTTTGGAGTCTATGTTAAAGATTCTAAACGTAACTGTGAACGATTCGTTCATGCTTGGCGATACTACTGGAACATTATTCACTAGAACTGTCCCGTATTTAAATTTATCAAAACCGATTGATGATACTACATTAAATTATGATAATTACGCTGATGGACATTCTGTAACTATAACAGAAATTGGATATGCGAGTGATTTAACGAGAACACTTCCGTATCTTGATTTATCAAAACCAATTAATAGTACTACATTAAATTATGGTTTAGTCACAGAATCGCAGGATGTAACTCCAAGCGAACTTACATCTACATATGCTGATGCTAGCACTCGTTTGGGTGCAAATATATTTGACTTCTCCAAGAGTTTAAGTCTTGGACACTTTATTAACAATGGAACTACGACAGACGATGAATCTGTTATAATGACTGAAACTGGTTATACTGCAGATCTTGGTAGAACTCTACCAATTTTAAATGTTTCTAAGTTACTTTATAACAACACATTTAACTATGATAATGTATTAGACGATAATACAGCGACTATGACAGAAGTTGATTATGCTGGTATTCTAGGAACCAGACTTGGCATTTCAGCAATTGATAGTAATAAAGTACTAAGTGCTGGACATTATTTACTTGATGGTTCATCTACAGATACTGAAACTGCCACTATGCTGGATACAGATGCCTCAAGCGCATCTGACCTAAATAGAACAAACCCTGCATTCTCTTTAACAACTACCCTAAATAGTCAGTACTACATTGTTGGTACTGCTACATATGCTGGCGATAATAGTATTACTTTACCCACTGGTGGTGAGAGTGGTGTTTTAGATCTTAACCCATATGCTGCAGGAGATTATTTCTTGCATGACGATGGTTTATACGTTGGAGTTCTATATGTTGCAGGGCAAGGATACGGATATCAGACCTTTACTGGGGCTGGTGTATAATAAATCACTCAATAGGAGATTCTTATGAATTTAAACGAACAAGATATAAAAGCAACAGGACATGTAGAAATTGTTGTTACCGATAAACAAGGCAAGATTAAAGAAACACGTAGTGTAAAGAATCTCGTTATGACTGTTGGTAAAGCATATATTGCACAACGTATGACTTCTGGTTCTACGCAGATTATGAACACAATGGCCATTGGTGTTGGAACTACAACCCCAGCTGCTACTCAGACTGCTTTGTCATCTGAGGCTGGTCGTGTTGCGACTTCTTCTTTCTCTGCAGGTGGTACTTCTGGTAATGAAGTTACTGCGACTGCTACATTTCCAGCTGGTACTGGTACTGGATCTATTACTGAAGCGGGAATTTTTAACCCATCTTCAGCTGGTGCAGCTGCTGGTACTATGATGTGTCGTACAACCTTCCCAGTTGTTAGTAAAGCTGCTGGTGATTCTATCGCCATCACATGGAAAGTTACTGTATCCTAAACTAGGAAAATCTAAATGGCATCACTACTGAAATCACCATTACACAATTCGATTGCAGAAGGGTTGTATAATGAACTTCAGAATCGTACATCACGATACTATTATTTCTTAGGAAAATCTCTCAGTTGGACAGATTCGGATACACCTCCACTGCCTATTGATAGTTTTGACTATGAGTTACAAACACGTAACGAAATAATTACAATGAAGGAGATAAAGTCCACAGACGTGGCTTTCGTCATTCTACGCAGAGACTGGATTTCTGGTACAATCTATGATATGTATGATGATCAATATAGTGATGAACTGCAAGGTATTAATTTAATCTCTGGTGGATATGGTTATTCAGATACACCAAGTGTAACTATTACTGGTGGTGGTGGTACAGGTGCTACAGCAACAGCACAACTAACAGATGGATTCGTTACATCAATAATTTTATCTTCTCGTGGCAGAGGTTATACAACTGCTCCAACAGTTAATATTTTAGGTGGTGGTGGAGAAGGTGCTGCTGCACTTGGTGTTATCACTAAAGCACCTTCTGGAACTCAAAAATTAGAAGACACTAACTGTTATGTAATGACAGATGAATACAACGTATATAAATGTCTCGATAACAACAATAATGCGATTTCTACTTACAAACCAATTGGTACTGTTGTAGATCCTGTTATCATGCCAGACGGATATATGTGGAAATATTTGTATAGTATTCCAATTGCATTGCGCAATAAATTCTTGACTGATGTCTATATGCCTGTTGTTAATGCATTAAGATCTCAGTTTTATTCTGATGGCGAAATCCTAAACATAGTTGTTGAGAATGGTGGGCAGAATTATACCACAGCAAGCATTTCAGTTGCTGGTGATGGATATAGAGCATCAGATCCTCTATTACTAACTGGTGTTAATATAACTACTGGAGGTACTGGATATAGTGGTGGAGCCACATGTTTAATGACTCCTCCTTTCAATGGTGCAAATAACTGGGTTGCTAACATAGGTATTCTTCTTGGACAATTGGTGGAGCATGATAATAACATTTATATTGCAACTCTTACTGGCACCACAGCAACTCCTGCCCCATCTCATAAATCTGGAATTGTTGCCAATGGAACTGCAGCACTAAAATATATTGGTTCAAGAGTAACTGGTACACCAATAGTTTCTAGTGGTGTAATAACTGGTGTTACTCTTAATGGTAGTATTTATGATATTACTATGGCGACTTCTGGATCAGGATATACATCTGCTCCAGCTGTAACATTAATTGGTGGAGGTGGTTCTGGATTTGTTGGTTCTTCAATTATGAGTGGTACTTCTGTACAAAGAGTATACATAACTAATTCTGGAATAAATTTTACTAGCGTTCCAACTGTAAGATTTGGAACTTTATTTACAAATTCTACTGTATATACTGTTGGACAACAGGTATACTTTTCAACTAGATTATATACTGTGACTGGTGCAGGAACATCCCATGCATCTACTACACCGAGCCACACTTCTGGAGCAGTTGTTAATGGAACTGCTACATTAACATATGTTGGCTCTCCTGCAACTGGTACTGCTACTCTAAAATATGGTGCTGGTTATTCTACACTACCATCTATATCGTTCTCTCCGATTTCAGGTGGGGCTGGTGGAACAGGTTATTTTGCAGGTATAAAATCTGAAGCCAAACTAATTCCTATATTAAACAATGGACAGATTTATGGTGTGCAGATTGACGATGGTGGTGTTGGATATACATATGCTAACTTAACTGTTACTGGTAATGGTACTCTTGCTTCTCTAACTGCAGATCTATCTCCAGGTGATATTAATACACTTCAAGCGAATACTGAATTGTTGACACCTGATGGTCGTATTATGGCTTACCCAGTTATTTCTGGGGGTTTTGGATACGGTGGTGCTCCTACTGTTACTGTTACTGGTGATGGTACAGGGGCTAGTGCAACAGCTACTGTTGTAAATGGGGCTGTTAAAAAGTTAATTGTTGTTGATTATGGTACTGGTTATCGTTGGGCAAATGTTTCTATAACAGGTTCTGGATATGGAGCATCAGCTAGAGCAGTTCGTGCGCCATATGGTGGCCATGGTAAAGATCCAATTACTGGTATGTTTGCCAATACATTGATGTTTTATACTAATATTTCTAAAGATAAAAATCAAGGATTTGATGTTAATAATGACTTC